GAAGAGGTGCGTACATCCGTCCGACAAATCGCTGCTCTGCTTTACGAGTACCTGGTCGACATCAACCCCGAGCCACCAAGCGAAGATGAATGACACGCTGACCATATTTGAAATACTCAGCTTGGCCGGGGCATTGATTGGTGTCTACTTCAAGCTCTCAAGCGAAGTGCAAAAGCTCCAAGGACGGGTGGCGCTTCTGGAGAAGAGCGAGTCCGATACCAAGCAGATCCTGAACGAGCTGTTGTCCAAGGTCAACGAAATCAAGCTGCTGCTTGCAAGCAACCAAATCAAATGACGTGGTCCGACATTGACCACTTCGTCCCTGCCGAGTTCGACAGCCCAGACGCGCCAGGATCCGGCAAGGAGTGCATGGTTCTGGAATTTGTCGCACAACTCGACCAGGCACGCAAACACAGTGGATGCCCATACCGAGTGACAAGCGGCTACCGCACGCCCGAACACCACGACTACCTTACCGAGCAAGGCTACAAAACTTCGAAGAACAGCAGCCATCTGCTCGGCTACGCAGCCGACATAAGCACTCCAGATAGCAAGACGAGATACAAGGTCGTCCGAGGCTTAATCAAAGCCGGAATCACGCGCATCGGAATTGGCGCAACCTTCGTCCATTGCGACAGCGACCCGGACAAAACGCCGGGAATTATATGGTTATACAGATGACACTCTTACTTTCAACTACAGGCGCATTCTTCCTGGACAACTGGGGAGAGCTCTTGATTGCGCTCCTGGCCTTTTCCAAAGTGGTGGTGAACCTTACACCGACCGAAACAGATAACAGAGTCTTCGGATACCTGGACACGCTAATCAACGCGATTGTCACGGACCGAATCAAGGATAGTGAATAAGGTCGCACAGCTCCTGTCCGGGCTTGACCTAACGCAAGCCTTTAAAACGAAAGGCGACCTAAAGAGGTGGAGCGCAAAGCGCACCATCGGTGGATCCATCGTCCTAACAGCCTGCCACGAGATACTCGAAACGGGATGCACCTGGCCTCTGGTCACCCTGTGTGCCGTCGGAGTTTTGCCTCTGTGCTTGTCCTTCTTTGAACCCGAGAACAATGAAGGATAGAAACAACGTCCACGAGTTCGACTACGCATACGACACGGATCACCAGAGGTACCGCTTCGGGCTGCTTTCGGATTTGCACTGGGACAACCCGCACTGCGACCGAGAACTGCTCAAGAGCCACCTGGACTACTGCAAAGACCAGGACATCCCGGTGTTCCTTAACGGCGACACCTTCTGCGCTATGCAGGGACGCTACGACGGACGACGATCCAGAGACGACATCCGAGAAGAGCACAACGTGCCCAACTACCTCGACGCACTGGTGCAGACAGCAGCGGAGTGGTTCGAGCCTTACGCCTCAATCATCAAGGTCATCGGCTACGGAAACCACGAGACAAGCATCCTAAAGAACTGCGAAACGGACCTGATCCAACGCCTCGCAGATTTGCTGAACGCCAGGACCAAGTCCGAAATACAAGTGGGCGGATACGGTGGGTGGATCGTGCTGAAGTGGAAACACGCTGCCGGAGGAGCGGGCATCGGATACAAGATTAAATACTTCCACGGAGCCGGAGGAGGCGGCCCGGTGACACGGGGTACAATTCAGAACCAGAGGATGCTCGCACAGATCCAAGGAGCAGACTGCATCTGGATGGGACACGTCCACGAGAGCTACGCAATGGTGAACATGGTGGAGAGGCTGAACAAAAACAACAAGGTGCAGCTCAAGGAGGTGCTGCAAGTAAGGACACCGACGTACAAAGAGGAATACGCAGAGGGGTACCTTGGATTCCACGTCGAGCGAGGACGACCCCCAAAGCCAACAGGAGGGTACCTCTTAGACCTGCACATCAAGCACAAGACCAAGAAGCACCCTCGACAAATTGTGGCTACCGCCGCTCCTTTGATACCCGAATCTCCTGTCCAGTAATTAAGGACAGAGCCAAGGCAAGCCTCTGCTTGTGGCCGGGGAGGGCACGCACCAAGCGTGGATCCGTCATGGTGCGACGGATGACTTGTCCCTTATTCATTAGGCTTCATCATTGGCTCATGGGCCATAAGCACCTCGGCTACAGCACGAGCTATCTCACGCAGGTTCACGTCGCGATACGACGGTGTCTCCCACGTCTTACATAGGAAGTTGAAGATGACAATGCGGACAAAGCCGTCCTCATCTGTCCACTCGTGCTCCTCGCGGTTGGATTCCAAGACGCGCAGCACTTGACCGATGCATTCATCCTCGTCATACCAGGGACGCATCTCGCTTCGGATTTGACCAATCGTCTCTGGGTTGCTCAAGATGTCAGAGCCTACAATTCCAGTGGCCTCGTTGGACCAACGGAAAGTAGATGCTACAATTTCACTTTGACTCATGACCAAAGGTTTTGTGGTGATGCACGGCGGCTTCAAGAGCCGCGAGTTGCAGCTGCTCCTCCTTCAGCTTCTTCTCGTGGTATTCAACGTTCCACTTCACGCGTTCAATCTGCGCCTGGAGCGCTTCAATAATACTATCCATGTCTTTTGGTTTTGGGTTTGACATACGACAAAGGTACACGATCGTGAGCGAAGTCCAAAAAAAGATGGAATCAAGTCAAAATATATTTGGATTAAAGCAAAGTATGATGTAACTTGCACCCAACACAAAACCCAATACCATGACCTACGCGGAATACCTTGAAGAAGTCGGATCCGAACCGAAAACAAAAACGGAAGAAGTCTTGCTGAACGCATGCAAAAGCGTGTGCTACTATAGAACCAGGGATGGAGTCGCCTACGAGGTGGACCTTTCACCGTGGGGAGACATAACAAACGACGGACGTGGAGGTGGCTCTTGGTTTCGACCAAGCATGAAGTTCCTCAACTTGTACCCAGACAAGAGTCACGAGATCGATGAGATGGCTTGCGAACGCATTATCAATGCCTACGAGAAATAAGAAAGAACCCAACAGGGCAGGAACGACCTGCCCTTTTTTAGTGCAACCACAAAACTGAATACCATGACATTTCTGAACATGCTCGAACAAGCGGACAACGCAACGTTGTCAGCGTCGATTAGCGCGGCAAACACGAAGAAGATTCGCGCAGAATACAAGATTGCAAACGGCACTGCCACAATGCAGGATCGTGTGACCGCAGCGACTGCCCGCATGGTCATCCGAGATTGCGAGCGATTGTTGGAAGAACGCAAACTGCGTGGATGATGGCAAGGATAAAAGACAAAGGACTGCATCCTCTGGACCAACGCAACTGGCTCCAGGAGGACTTCGACAGAGAGCACAAGCTCGGACGAGAGGAGATGAAGCACGAGGTGCTGAACAAGCTCAACGAATACTACGGGTGGATGCCTCATCCGGTGTTCGATTCGTTACACCAAGACATCAAACAGCTGTGAAAGGAGAATGGGAAACATGGGCCGTCTACGAAGAACAGGCGGACCTAACAAGACAAGGCGCGTGGTTTAGAGTTTACTACAGCTACGACCCAGGAGAACGAGAGGTGCTATACTACCCTGACGGATCCGGCCACCCCGGAAGCCCAAGCAGCATCGAGATACAGAAGATAACGATGTGCGTGGGCAAGAACGAAAGCGGAGACATCGAATCGATACTCGAAGAGCTCATGCCCGGCTTTGACCTCATGGAATTGGCAGAGCGCATCCTCAAAGAGGTGGAGGATGCTTGACCCAGAAGAATACCTCACGGAGACAAGCGACTGCTGTGGAGCTCCCGTACACCCAGACATACCAATCTGCTCCGCTTGCAAAGAGTGGTGCGAAATAACTAAACACGATGAGTGAATTGAAAGTAGCGCTGCACCGTAGCGCATTCAAGGCCCGGACCAAAGAGGCCATTGAGTCAAGCATTAGCATGCAAGGCATGACCAGAAAAGACCTGGCTCAAGAACTGGACATGAGCGTCGAAACCCTGCGCTACAAGATCCAGGATCCAGGCAAGCTGACCGTTTCGGAATTCTTGACGGTCTGTGAGAAGCTGAATATTAACCCCCAATACCTTACCAAAAATGGAAAGTAAGACAAGCAAAGTCCGTGCGATTCAGTCGCTCGGCACCCAAGGAGCCTACTACACGTGGGAAGTCGAAATGGAAAACGGAGACGTTGCCAAGCTGTTCAAGAAGAACAACAACCCGTGGATTGAGCAAGGCCAGGAGGTCGAATACGAAATGAGGCAAGCACGCAACGCGGGCGAGCTGCCCGGCTTGAACATCAAGCGCAAGATTGGCTATGGAGGGCGTGCAGACAGCAGCAACTACAGCGGACGCGAAGACCGCAACGAGCAGATTAAACGTCAATGGGCCATCAAGTGCGCAGCGGTTCACCTTCACGGACAGAACCCGGACCACATGCTGCTGCTTGAAACAGCAAAGATGTACGTCACCGTTCTTGAATCATGGGACAAGGACGACAACCAATAAGACCAGGCGACATCTTGGAGATTCAACGACTACGCGAAGAACGCCACAAGCTGCTATGGGAGCACTTGCAAAGCAAGACCCAGGTGGAGAAGAACCGCATCAGCAGTAGGATGGAACGCGTGGCCTTACGACTAACCAAGCTAACAGGACAGGACAAGTGGTAAGAAGAGACATCCACTTTCCTGTAGAGCTTACCGATAGGTACGGCGTGGATGGGTCGATCCTGATCCACCACGTCGCCTATTGGGTTTTTAAGAACAAAGCCGAAGGACGCAACTACCGCCAAGGCACCTATTGGACATACAACTCCGTGCGAGGCATGGCCGCCTGGTTTCCATTTTGGACCAAGGACCAACTGCGGCGGCGACTTGAAAACTTGATTACAGCCAACGCACTGATTAGGGACAGGTTCAATGAGAAAGGATACGACCGAACATCATGGTGGACCTTGGACGAGGAGCTCTGGGCGTTTTACGAGGCCCGGACTCAAGTGGCAAACGTGCCAGATGGACGTGGCAAACCTGCCAAATTGAAGTGGCAAGAAAGCCAAATGGATGTGGCAGAAAAGCCGAACCAATACCAGGTACTGACTACAGGTACTGACAACAAGAAAAGACACATGGAAAGGCCCACCTTCGAAATGCTTGTCGAGGAGTTCACAAAGAAGGGCGCACCGGATCCGCGACAGATCGCCCAGGACTTCCTGGACCATTACGAAAGCAACGGATGGAAAGTGGGCCGAAACGCAATGAAATCATGGCGGCACGCCGTCGCAAAATGGACACGCAATGAACCAACCAAAAAGCGCCGAGGGTTTAACTCTGGCAATTTCGACCCTGAAGGACTCGACGACTTTATTAGAAACGGGTAAAATCACGCATCAAACCATACAGATGATGGAGGCAAGCCTGATCCAAAACGAGAGCATGCCCCTGAAACCAGAGGCAGCCTGGACACAGGGCTCCAATATTAGGACCGCGCTACGGCACTACCCCCAAATCACTCGCGCCTTCCTCATTAAAGAACTCGGACTATGCCTGAAGATGGTCGGTGCCGGGTCCACGATAGAAGACGACTACGAACTCAAAGAAACGATACGAGCACTGACGGAGGAGTTCCCTGCGATGAAGCTGGAGGAGTTTAAGCTCATCTTTCAGGAGATTGCCCGAGGCAAGCACAAGCTATACAACAAGCTGAAGCTGCCAGAGATTATGGAGGTCTGCCGCAAGTGGGAGTCCAGGCGCTCGGAGTTGCTTGAACGACTGCACGTCCACAACCCGGACACGCGCAGCTTGGCACCAGGCCAAGAGCTCAAGTGGGATCCGGTCAAATACAAGGAGGAGAGCGAGCGAAGGCGCAAAGAGAAACGGCGCAAAGCGCTGGGTTTTATATCTCTAACTGAGCAAGACCTCATCGAGCTCGGACAGATTAAACCCAAAGAACCATGTACACAGCAACAGACGGACTCCTCCTCGCCATCTTCGTCATCGGCTTCGCCCAAGTTGGAATCGAATACTACATCGCCGAAGAGTTCCGAATCTTCACAATCCTCGTCTGCGTCCTGAGCGGCCTGGCATTAGCACTATGATTCTAATAGAACTGTTCGCAGGGAGCCGCAGCATCAGCAAAGCGGCTGAGGAGTTGGGAGTCGATACCTGGACTACAGACATTCATCAATTTGGTGGCATTGACTGCGTCGCAGATATTCTGACCCTGACGGCTGACGACATCCCACACCAAGGTGAAAACACTATACTATGGGCAAGCCCACCCTGCACTGGTTTTAGCGTTGCTTCGATTGGTCATCATTGGAACCCAGACCGAACCCCAAAAACAGAGACGGCCAAATTAGGCATACGGCTCGTCGAGCACACCCTGCAACTCATAGAGGCAATCCAACCTGCCGTGTGGTTTGTGGAGAATCCAAGAGGCATGCTACGCAAACAAGCCATGATGCAAAAGCTGCCAAGACACACAGTGACCTACTGCCAGTACGGTGACGAACGAATGAAGCCCACAGACATCTGGACAAACAGCAAAGAGTGGGTGCCCCGTCCGATGTGTAAACCAGGATCGTCTTGTCATGTAGCAGCCCCGAGAGGTTCTAAGACAGGAACCCAAGGGCGCAAAGGCAACTACGAACGCAGCATGATACCGCATGAGTTAGGCATTGAAGTAATCAAAAGCGCCCTCCCCATTAAGTGATGAACACGCCCGAAAAAAACACCATTTATAACGAAGATTGTTTGGAAACGATGAGACGTATGCCTGACAACAGCGTCGATTTTATTCTAACGAGTCCGCCCTATAACCGAAAACGAAACGACAAGTATGCCGACTACGACGACAACGTCGACAATTATTACGAATGGCTCGTCGAAATCATTGACGAATGTTTGAGAGTGACAAAGAATAACGTCTTTTTCAACATCCAAAAAACAATGTACAATAAGAAAGACGTCTACAATTTGATGCACCATTTTGCAGACGACCTTTACGACGTCATCGTTTGGGAGAAGAGCAACCCGAATCCGTCAAATGGTCACAACGTCACGAATGCTTACGAGTTCATCCTTGTGTTCGGTTCGTCCTTCAAGGCAAACAAAACGTATGTAAAAAACCATTTTAGGACAAGCGTGACGCAAGGGTTCGACGAGCATAAGGCCGTCATGCACTCGAAAGCCGCTCAATTTATAATCTTGAACTTCACGAACGAAGGCGATTTTATCTACGACCCATTCAACGGCACCGGGACGACATCACTGGTGTGCGCGATCAATAACCGCTTCTATTGCGGGAGCGAAATAAGCGAAAAATATTTTCAACTATCAGAGGAGCGAATGCAAAAAGAGATGGGAATGTTCTTTGCTCAAATGACGTTGCTAACACCAAAGCCCTAAACCCACTTGATCCGCACCGTTAAGGCAACGTCCTTGAGCTCTGGGAACTCACGCCGAACCATCCTGTCAATGACAGGATAGAGCAAGGAATCAATGACCTCCTCCTCACTTGTGATCGTGAACGTCCGAGGCAACAGTCCCTCCCCCATGCCCGCATCGATGTGAACGAATTTGAAGTCACGAGACGAGACAACCTCGATGACTTGGTGGACGTGGGGAGGGAGGTGCTCATTCATAAGATTGGCGGCTGTTGGGAAAGCATCTCCAGGAAATCAAACATGTCAATGGACCCGTTGCCATTGAAATCCAACTCATACGCATCACTCCCTGGAGCAGGGGTCTCGCCAAATGCTTGCAAGAGCAAGAGCAAGTCCATGATGTAGGTCGACCACATGCGGATTATACGCAGCAGCTGTGTGCAAGGTTACTTCTCCAAGCTGACCTCCAAAGCAAAGCAACCATTTTCCAAGGCCACGACGGTGTAGAGATTGCCCAGGCCATCAACGAAGGACTCGCCAGGACAAAAGACGACGTGGAAGGTTTGCACCGGATGCTCACCGTCCCAGTAGGTGTCCAGAAGCAAAGCACCAGAGAACAAGTGCGGGCGTTCGTACAGCTTGGTGGGAACAGAAGCACAGCTGCCCAGGACCAAGACAAGCAAGAGGAGGTAGGACTTCATGCCCAAAAGATAAAGTGTAGCGTTTTATATTTTATAGCATGGGGACCACACGACAGAAGCTCATCAAGAAGCTGGATCAACTCTTCTCGATTTACATCCGCACCAAGGACGCAGACCATCGTGGTATGAATCAGTGCTATACGTGTGACAAGGTCGAGCATTGGAAGAAGATGGATGCCGGGCACTTTCAAAGCCGGGGCAAGTTTTCCACAAGGTGGGATCCACGCAATGTCAAGCCGCAGTGTAAACGCTGCAATGGCTTCCGAAGCGGCGAGCAGTTTAAGTTCGCCAGGCATTTAGACCAGGACTACGGACCAGGGACGGCAGAGAAAATAGAAACAGAAAGCAACCAGACACGCAAGTGGAGCATCCCCGAACTGCAAGAGCTTGTCAATAACTACACGCAGTACCGGAGAACAAACGGATACTAATGGTCGAATTTTATACACGTGACCCTAAACGATTACGTCTCAACACACTACACAGAAATCATCAAAGCAGCTAAACAGGTGGCCCCAAGCCATGCCGAAGACTTAGCTCACGAGGTGATTCTGCAAGTGTATGACCAAGACGCAAGGAAGGTCCAAGACTTAGTCGACACGGGTGATCTGAAGTTCTGGATAATCAAAATGATGCTCCGCAACTACAGAAGCAAGACGAGTCCCTGGCATTACAAGTACCGCAAAGACGAGATACGCCGCCGACAGTTGGCGCATTGGATAAAGGCATGGAGCGAACCAGGATCGTACGAACACCGCAGAGAGAAGATGCTGCAAACCATAGACGAAGCACTGGCCGAGGTGCCATGGTTCGACGCGGCGGTGTTTTCTATTTATTACGAGGAGGGACATAGCTTGAACAGCCTGGCAAAGAGCACAGGCATCAGCCGACACACACTCCACTCATCAATCAAGAAATGCCGTGAGCACATCAAGAAAAAAATCTAAAGGACTCGGGGATCGCGTCGCGCAGTTCACCAAGGCCACACGAATAGACAAACTGGTCAAGGCAGCTGTGGGAGAGGACTGCGGGTGCGACGAGAGGCAAGCACAACTGAACGCGATGTTCCCAAACCTCGATGTTGTGCAGATGAACCAGGAGCAGATGAAACTGTGGGAGGAGGTGATCATCCCGGCATACACGAATGACCGATTCACACCAGAAGCAAAGCAAGTTCTGTCTAAACTTTACCTCGAAACGTTCAACATCAAGTGGAAGCCATGCAGCTGCTCCGGAACCATTCGCCGGATCCACACACGGCTGAAGCGCGTATATCAAAAATCATGTCATGACTCATAGACAATTCGACTCCTACACGGACTACCCGGATGCGGTGTCCAACAACGCCAAGCGTGGCATTGACCTCAACAGCAAGGTCGGAAACAAGTGCGCGACAAGCGTCGGCAAAATCAGAGCGCAACAACTGATGAACAAGCGCCCGATCACCCTGGCTACGATTCGTCGTATGTACGCCTACCTTTCCAGGGCCGAGGTTTACTACGACGAGTCCGACACCAAGAAGTGTGGGACCATTAGCTACCTGCTGTGGGGCGGCAAGGCGGGCAAGAGATGGAGCGAAAGCAAGCTGAAGGAGCTCGGGGTCGACTTGGCTACCGTAGGGCCAAGAGGAGGCGTTAAACGAAGCAAGAAGGCACCCAAGAGTGGAACGCCCAACCCAAACCCAAAGCGCGGGAGCACTAAGAACAAACCAGGAGCCGCATCCAACACGCGAGGTGTTAAGGTTCCAGCGCAAGTGGAGAAGACACTCAAGAAGAAGAGCGACGAGTTCAACGAGAAATACAAGAAGAAGCTCGGATACGGAACCTCGGTGGCACAACTTCGGACGGTTTACCAACGCGGCGTGGGCGCTTTCCAAACTTCGCACAGCCCCAAGGTCCAAAGCAGTCAACAATGGGGGCTGGCCCGCGTCAACGCCTACCTCTACCTCATCAAGAACGGGAGACCACAGAACAAGAAGTACACCACGGACTACGACCTGTTGCCAAGCAAGCACCCCAAAAGCCCTAAGAAATGAGCGACCATAACCAGTGGACCATGACGGACATCCACGCGATCCAAAAAAACCCAGAGAACCCCAGGACCATAACAGGCGAGAAGTTCGAGAAGCTCGTCAAATCCATCCAGGAGTTCCCAGAGATGCTCCAAGCACGACCCATCGTGGTGGGGCAAGACGGAGTGGTGCTCGGTGGCAATATGCGACTGGCGGCTGCCATTGAAGCCGGACTAACAGAGGTGCCCGTCAAGACGGTCGACTGGACAGAGCAACAGCGCCAAGAGTTTGTCATCAAGGACAACCTGAGCTACGGGGAGTGGGACTTCGACATGATCGCAAATGGGTGGGACCACGAGCAGCTCCTGGATTGGGGCATGGAGGTGCCCACCTTGGAAACCGAAGAAGACGGAGAGACGGACCCAAACGAGGTGCCAGATATACCAGACGAGGCAATCACCAAATACGGAGACGTGTGGATTCTTGGCAATCACAAGCTGATGTGCGGAGATACCCTGGACCCCTTGGATTGGAACAAGCTCATGGAGGAGGACTTAGCAGACATGATTCTCACAGACCCACCCTACAACGTGGACTACGAAGGCAGCGACGGACAGAAAATCAAGAACGACAAGATGAGCGAGGCCCGCTTTGAGACGTTCCTGACAGAGGGATTCGAACGCATGAATGATCACACGCGCAAAGGAGCAGCCTGGTACGTTTGGCACGCGGACAGCGCAGGCCATATCTTCCGCAAGGCGCTACGGGATGCAGGCGTGCTCTTGAAGCAGAACCTGATATGGGTCAAAAACAGCATGACCCTTGGACGGCAAGATTACCAGTGGCAGCACGAACCATGTCTATACGGGTGGAAACCAGGAGCAGGTCACTACTTCACAGAGGACCGGAGCAACACGACCGTGCTACAACTGGGCGCAACCTGGGAAGACAGGTGGAAGAAGATAGAGAGCTACACGAAGCAACAGCTGCTGACCATGATTATTGAGTTGTTAGAGTTGCCAAGAACCGTGATCCACCACGACAAGCCCAAGAAGAACGACCTCCACCCAACGATGAAACCAGTGGAGATGTTGGTCGACATGGTCTACAACAGCACGCAGATGGGCGACTTGATCGTGGACGGATTCGTGGGATCAGGCAGTACAATCATTGCAGCCCAAAAGACAGGACGAAAGTGCTACGGCATGGAACTGGACCCCAAGTATGTGGACGTGGCCGTTAAACGATGGGAGGACTTTACAGGCAAAAAAGCAGAGCTGAAAAAGTAGAACAAATGGAACAGCAAAAAAAGAACATGATAGACGCGCTGACGCTGTCCCTTGGCATCGTGAGCACGGCATGCCAGAAGGCAGGGATTGGACGCACAACCCACTACAGATGGCTGAAGGAGGACGAGCAGTACGCCGAGGAGGTCAGACAAGTGAACGACAGGACTCTGGACTTCGCAGAGACGCACCTGCACAAGCTAATCAAAGACGGCAACCCAGCCGCGACCATTTTCTTTCTGAAGACACGAGGCAAGAGCCGGGGCTATGTTGAACGCCAGGAGATAGAGGTGGCTGAGAAGAAGCCGCTGTCTTGGTTTGGGGACGACAACAGCACGATCTCATGAGCATGACCACAGTCATCGTCATCACGATAATGAACGCGGTCTGCATCGCGTTTGGACTTTGGCTGACCAGGGAAGAATGAAACAACCTGCGACATACTACCATGTCAAGGAGAGCAAAGCCAAAATCCAAGTCCACCAAGGAGGCACACGAAGCGGAAAGACCTACTCCATCCTGACGGCACTTGTAGAGCTGTGCTACAGAAGCGAGAACGCAGGTGCGGTGATCACGATTGCACGGAAGACCTTCCCTGCCGTTCGCGCCTCAGTTATGCGGGACTTCTTCAACATCCTACACCGCGAGGACATCTACGATCCGGAGCTGCACAACAAGAGCGAAGCGACCTACCGCCTGTACGGAAACCTCGTGGAGTTCATAAGCGTGGACCAACCGCAAAAGGTCCGAGGACGCAAGAGAGAAATACTCTTCATCAACGAGGCGAACGAGCTGACCCTGGAGGACTGGAGGCAACTGGTCCTCAGAACGACGGACCGCATCATCATCGACTACAATCCAAGCGACGAGTTCCACTGGATATACGATGAGGTGATCCCGCGCCCAGATTCCGAGTTCTTCCAAACGACATACAAAGACAACCCCTACCTCGAGGACACAGTCGTCCAGGAGATTGAACGCCTCAAGGACACGGACGAGAACTACTGGAGAGTCTACGGACTGGGGGAACGAGGCTCAAGCCCGTCGGTCATCTTCCCGCAATGGGAGGAGGTGGACGGACCGCCCGACGGATCTAGGATCGTGGCGCACGGGTTGGACTGGGGCTATGCCAACGACCCCACAGCACTCATCACCGTCTACCGCAAGGGCCACGAGCTCTACCTGGAGGAGCGCATGTACAGCACGAGCCTAACCAACCCCGACATCAGCGACCAACTCAAGACACTGGACATAGGACGCGAGCTCATCATTGCAGACAGCGCAGAGCCGAAGAGCCTGGAGGAGATGCACCGACTTGGGTGGAACATTAAACCAAGCAAGAAAGGACCAGACAGCGTGCGCCAGGGCATCGACATCATGAAGCGACACAAGCTGCACATCGTCCAAGGGAGCAGCAACCTCATCAAGGAGATACGCAACTACAAATGGCAGACCGACAAGAATGGACGAAACATCAACCGACCCGTGGACACCTTCAACCACGCAATCGATGCGGTGCGCTACGTCTGCCTCAACCAACTGACAACCTCTCATTCCGGCAAGTATTATATCTCATAACAGATGGCGACAACAAAACACGAACGGATCACAGTGCCGACATGCCTCGAGGACATCACCGTGGAGCAATACCAAAAGCTCCTGGAGCTGCCCGAGGAGATGGACGACATGGACCGCCTGATGCAAAGCGTGGAGATTCTGATAGGCAAGACCCAGGACTACCTCGACCAGATGGAGCGTGCGGACTTGCTGAAAATCAGTGAGCTCGTCGCGCAAATCATGACGCAACAAGAAGCAGAGCTGCAACAGCGCATCACGATCGACGGCAAGACATACGGCTTCCACCCCAACCTGTCCAAGCTGACGGTAGGAGAGTTCGCAGACCTGGAGACGCTCTGTCAGAAAGGATACACCGACAACCTGCCGCAAATCCTGGGCATCCTTTACAGACCCATCGTGGAGGAGTACGGTGACTTCTACCGCATCGAGAACTACGACGGAGAGGACAGGAGCGAATACTTCAAACAGGCTCCCGCCTCGGTTGCGGTGAGTGCGTCCGCTTTTTTTTTGAGTATCGTGGAGAGGTTGGCCGTCGCTTTAGCCAACTATTCCGAAGCGACGAAGACGGAGGTGGATCGGCGCTCAGTGAAAAATGGGGGTGGTTTGCTACAATCGTCACTCTCTGTGGCGACGACATCACCAAGCTCCCAAACGTCGAACGAACCGAAGTGGAGGTGGCCTTTGCTTGGATGGCTTACCAACAAGACGTGGCAAGCATAGAACGACAGAAAATCAACACGCATGGTAACCATACTCGAAATCATTAAAAGGCTCGAATTCATCACCGACCAGAACCCTATGCTGCGACGGTTTGAACACGGGGTGCTGACCGAGCTCGACATCAAGAAACTCGGAGGAGCCGACTACCCGCTGCTCTTTGCAGACATCAGCAGCGCTGATATCGACCGGGGGACCATAACCTACGACGTGGACATCGTGGTGGCCGAGCTGACGGTGCCAGGACAGACGAACGCCCTGGAGCAGTACAGCAACACGCTGCGCCTGCTGCAAGACGTGGTGAACGAGTTTCAACACGCACGATCGTCCACAAGCCTCCTGAACGAAGAGACGAGTGCTACGAACCGAGACTACAGCCAACTGACAATCCAGATGCCTGTGAGCTGCGAACCATTCACGGCGCGGTTCGACAACAACCTGACCGGGTGGGTGGCAACCTTTAGCGTGACGAGCGACAACGAGAACAACCTCTGCGAAAGCCCCAGGACAGTATGAAGACGACCATAACTGTAGACGGGGTCAAGATTGAGCTGACCGAAACGATGAAAGAACTCTCCAAGCAAGGCAAGGAGATACGCCGTCGCGCACGGATCCGGCTCAAGGCACGAGACAAGGTGGTCAGCGGTAAGCTCTACGACAGCATCCAATACGAGCAAGGCATCAACAAGAAGGAGACGGAAGCCTTTCTGCGGTTCACTTTCAAAGGAGCCGAATACTGGAACTTTGTGGACCAAGGGGTACGTGGGGCCATCAGCAGCGCCAAAGCGCCTCAGTCGCCCTTCAAATACGGCTCAGGCAAAGGACCGAAGGGACTGCGAGGGGCCATCGACAAGTGGGTGGTCCGAAAGCCCGTCGGTCAAGTCCGGAATGCCCAGGGACAATTCATCCCGCGCAAGAGCCTGGTCTTCCTGATTAGCCGGAGCATTTACCAGACAGGCATCAAGCCGTCCAACTTCTTCTCCACGCCTTACGATGAGGTACGCAAGAAGAGAGCTGACAAGTTGAGCCTCGCCCTCGGCAGCGATATCGCCGAATCATTAGTCCAACAACTACAAGAAGAGATAGATGGCCGTAACAATTAACAGCGAACCAGGATCATCAGGGCTGCGATCATGCCTGCGCCCCTTGGTGTTTACACTGCGCGAAGACACCAACCAAGCACAGGATAAATTTCGCTTCGTCTTTGACGTGCTCGATGCAGACGGTACACGCATCGCACGCCTCAAATACGCACCGACAGGATCCAACAACGACAGCGCTGCCATTGACATCGCCCGCATCGTTGAGCCGCAGCTGAAAACGCAAGCCTACGACAGCACCCAAATCACAAGCGGCGTGGCCTTCATTGGCACCCAGGGCAGCGCAAAGATCCTCGGCAAGGATGAGGTCAAAAGCATTCGCAAGTTTACGGTGCAAGCAGGGTCCGAATATGCATCCGTCGCAGGCGGCCCAATCGACACCACAAGCCTGAACCAAGCCAACACCACGGTCACCGTTTGGAGAGAAGCGTTGTTCCGTGACGGTGCTCAGTACACTACAGGAAGCAGCACAGGCTATGTTGCAAGCACAGCGAGCTCTACAGCCTGGCACACACTCGCACCGATCGACACGGGAGTAACTTCGGACATCACTGGCGAGAGCCTGAACCCAATTATCAACGAGGTGCGCCAGGAGGACTATCATGTCGTGGCAATTGGGAACGACGCAGCCTGCGACTATATCCACTTCAAGGTCTTCAACACCGACGGCTCGACGGCCACAGGCTACGTGCCGCAGACGGCAACCTATGGTGGCGGGGGTGGTAGCATGGCCGACGGCAAACGTCGAATCTTCGTAGGGGCAGGCCCGGCGAACTTTGGATACGCCGGAACCATTGGCACCCTGTCCACTGTCCAGGCGGCCATCCAAGCAGGCACCTACACACACTACGATATCGTCGCGGCCAACAGCACCACAATCAACAGCACGAATAAACGCTCCAAGGTGGTGCGTATGATTAAGGTGGACCACTGCGGACGCTACGATGTGCAAAGGCTGATGTACCGCAACCGCCTCGGAGGTTGGGACTTCTTCAACTTCGCAGGGAAGAGCGTCGAGACCTTCAGAGACATCAAGCGCCAGAGCTTCGAGCGCGATCGTGGCAACTACGATGCCATCAACGCCACCACGAACTTTACCTATTACGGCTACGAAAGAGGCAAGACCGACACCAGGGTCGATGCCATCCGGGAGACACGGGTAACGACCGAGCCGATCCGCGACACCTTCCTGAACACCATTCGTGACGTGGCCTTGAGCAACGATGTGTACCTGCTGGACGGCACCAAACAAATTCCAGTCAACGTAACTGACAGCTCCTTCGTAACGCGCACCTCGGAGAACGATGGATTCTTTCGATACAGCTTCACTTTTGAACGTGCAAACAACCCCCGCCTGGCATGATTCGACTGAGCGCCAAAGACCAGAACACTGCCACGTTCACTACCCTGGATACCTCCGGCACCGAGGTGATCAGCCTGAACTACAGCGTGGCCGAACCAGGCAAAGTGATGGGACGACAGTCGCCCTACTCGGGCTCCTTCAACCTGCCCTTCACCAACACGAATGATGTCTTCTTCGCGTCCTACTTCGAGGTCGATCTTACAGACGGCAACTTCAACGCCGCCAAAAAGACCGAGGTCTACCTCTACGAAGACGGGGCGCAACTCATCTTTGGCTCCTTGCAGCTGCGTGCGGTGCGCCTAAAGGCACGGGTCTACGAGGTCAACATTGTTGGAGAGAGCGGCGACCTCTTCTCACGCCTGGGAACCAAGACCCTCGAGGACTGCTTCACAGCCGACGACGGCACCGTCGACACAGGGTACAACTTTGACCTGACTGCCACGGCAATCAAGGACAGCCAAGACCTGAGCAACGACATCACGGACGGATCAGAAGGAGCAGGTGTAGTGGTGGTGCCCATCATTGACCACGGCCTTATGGACGGAAACAGTCCGTTTTGGTCCGATAACGCGAGCCAATCTGGTCTGACGAGCAGCACCGACCCATGCCCACTTGCAGGGCACGACTTCAAGCCTGCCATCAACATCGACCACCTGTTTCGCAAGATTGTCAACCAGGCGGGGTTTCAGATTCAGTCGACGTTTATGACGAGCACTGATTGGACCGACTTGTACATGACCCTGAGCGATCACACGGAGCGCCATGCCGCGCCATTCAACCAGGGTTTTCGCATCCGCAAGAACAACACGCAAAACTTGGGCGTTACCGTTGTGCCTTTGACGTTCCAAGATTCCACGAGCACAGGATTCTACAACCCAGGCGTGACCCCATTCTGGCAGAACAGCACAACACCGCACCACTTCCTGCCGCAGGTCGCAGGGGACTACACCCTGGAGGTTAACCTCAAGATAAACGCAACGGAAAACGCGCCGCAAATCCAAACCTGCTACATCATCCAAAACGGGGTGGAGCTTGCCACAAGTCAAACGGTGTTCCTCGGCGCTTCGCAGTTAAGTGATCCAACAGCGGTGGTGCATTCGTTCACGAGGACGATAACCTGCCAAGCCGGTCTCGCCGTTACCATTGAGGCCCGAAGCGCGGGGATGGCACTTGGACCGAACCAAGACCCGCCCGATGGCTGTCAGGTTAAGGCAGGGTCCACGGTGCGCCTGCTGGGCATAACCGAAGCCTTCGACCAGAAGTGCCTGGTGCCCAAGTGCATGCCACCAATCCAACAGAAGGCGTTTGTAAAAGACCTTGCCCAAAGGTTCAACTTGGTCATTGCGAGCGAAGAGGAGTCCCCCGGCACGCTCATAATCGAACCCTACAACGATTGGATTACAGCAGGCAGAACAGCCGGATCCATCGACTGGAGCGACAAGCTGGATGTAAGCAAAGAGCAACACGTACGGCCTACCTCACACCTGCGCAGCAAGCGCCTGGAGTTTTCAGATAAGGAAGCCCCAGACGTGCTCAACAAGTATGTCCAGGACTCCACAGGCGCAACTTTTAACGCGTTCAACCGAACGATTGCCGATGACTTCGCAACAGGTGAGACCAAGAACGATCCCATCTTTGCTCCGTTCCATACGACGACGGTGATGACCCTGGCAGGGGACCCCTACACCGACACTCCAGCCCTGCCCATTGCACGATTCTATGCCCTAAACGAGGACGGCACGACCAAGTTTGAAGCAGGGCCGCCGCGCCTGTTCTACTTCTCACAGTTAGTTTCCGGGCTTTTTCCTTCCCTGTTCATTGATGGTGTGGAGATTACAGCGCCACGGATGGCTCTGCCTTTCACAACGAGCGTTAACTCCGACGCATTGCAAGCCACATCTCGCATGCTCAGTTGGAACACCACTGCCCTCCCCTTCAACTACGGAGGATTTGTGTATGGAAGCGAGATGCCAACACGGGGCTACTTTGAGGAATACTGGCGTGAATACTTCGCGTGCATCTACAGCGACGAAGCACGGGAATACACGGCATACTTCTACTTGCGACCAGACGACATCCGGCGGCTGGCCTTCAACAGACCAATCACCGTCCAAGGCCACCGCTACAGGCTGACCAAAGTGGAGAACTATCAAGCAGGGGCAAACACAGTCACCAAATGCACGTTCCTCCGAGACATCCAGGACCTGAACTTTGGCGAATGCGACGCAGTGCTTCAGAGCCAAAACTTGGATGGCACCACGACGTGGATCCAGGGAGGCTCGACGACAAGCGACCCCGGATACTTCTGCTGCGTGGACCAGGGGTTTTTCTACGACAACACAACCAACGAGTGCGTGTGGATTGACCCCAACCTCGACACCGTGACACCCACAGGTGATGACGGCACCACTGTAATAGGCGGTGACGGCGGCGACACAGGAACGGACAGCACAGACGGTTTCACCAACGGCATGCCACCGGGCGGTCACGGCACCAACCCCGTACCCGAGCTACCCCTGCCCACAGCACAAACGCGGCGCGAGGTTACCTTTCTACAGGACGGCGGGTACATCGTCCACGACACCTTTCGGCTTTTCACACAGACCACTGACAACAGAGCGGAAGTTGCGAGCAGTCCAGGACGGCGACCAGACCTGAACCGCATCATGGTGCCAAACGGATTCGAGGCAAGCATCGAAATCGAAGCACGATCTGTGCAGGTGGATGGAACAGCAGGGACCAGGGGCGACGTTAGTAGCCAACAGTTCCGTGGCACGCTAAAAGGCGACACACGATTCGTCTCAATTGGAGCAGTAAGTGGAGTGGCACGAGACGACGGGTCGGTGGGCAGCCGCACCGTGAGCGGGTCTTTTGCGAGGATTAGCCCTGACTTTCAAATTAGCTGCACAGGCGAGACGGACAAGACCCTGGAGTGGACGCTCGACATTACCCTCGTCCGCATCTTTAACGCTGCCGTCCTGTTGCGACCCAACGCCCTTCTGTTAGAAAACGGACGACCCCTGCGCAGCGAGCTCGGAATTTTCATATCAGACGAAACATGACCAAGAGACAACTCGACAACGTCGGTAAGGCCATACCAACAGCCATCGAAATCACACGCAAGTACAAGATCTACGGCCATCCAGATCTGGGTGTTTTATATGGTTACTATGAGTGGGGCACCGAAAGCGCATGGCGCAAAGCCCTGAAAGGAATACTGAATGGCACAAGACGTTGACATCACATTGCGGCTCAAGGGCGTGGAAAACGTCAAAAAGGGCTTGGCTGAAAACAAAAAAGAAGCCGAGGGGCTTGGCTCGGCCGTTAACAGCTTGACAGATAAATTCGATGACTTGACAGGCGGTGCCGTGTCAGGCTTCAAAGAAGCAGCACGCGGAGTCAAGACATTCATCAAAGGACTGAAGCTGACCAGAGCCGCCGTCATTGCGACAGGCATCGGCGCTCTCGTGGTTGGAGTGACGGCCCTGGTTGCCGCCTTTACCAAGACCAGGAAAGGAGCACGCATGCTCAAGGTTGCCTTTGCTGCCATCGGAGCAGTTGCTGAACAGATTACAGCACGACTCCAAGCACTCGGTGGATTCATAGTAAACATCTTTAGCAAGGGACCAAGGGCAGCTGTGCAAGGCTTCAAGGACGACATGGACGCATTGCCAGACAGCATCGGCAAAGCAGTCAAGAAGAGCATGGAGCTCGAGAAGGCAACCCAAGCGCTCACCGATCGTCAACGGGAGCTCACCGTGCAACGCGCTAAAGACAGGGCAGAAATCAAAGCGCTCAACCTTGTGGCCGAGGACGTGACCAAGACCCTGAAAGAGCGAGAGGAGGCCGCACAAGCCGCGATAGAAATCGAGAAGGGGCTCATGAAGGAGCGCCAAGAGATAGCCGCAGAGGAGCTCCGTATCGCCCAAGAGAAGGCTGCGATGTCAGACTCGAGCGATGAAGACCTCGACAACCTCGCGCAGCTTGAGGCGAACCTGCTGAACATACAGCAAGAGTCCCTCGAACTCCAGACAACGCTGAACAACAAGCTCAACACGATCCGAGCAGAGGCAGCACGGAAAGCAGAAGAAGAAGCCAAGCGGGTGAGGGAGGCAGCCGAGGCCAAAGCCAAAGCCGAAGCCGATGCCGCCGCCGCCATCCAGAAGACCGAGCAAGATATCGTCGACGCATTGGATGCCAGGGACCGAGCAAGCCTGGACAGCGAGTCACAGCGACTCCTGGCCGTCGAAGATTTCTACAACACACAGCTCGACCTGGCAATCGACAATGCCGAACTGACCAAGCAAATCGAAGAGCAACGGGATGCAGAACTTGCCGAGCTCCAGAAGACCTTCATCCGAGAACGCAAAGAACGAGCAGACGCAGCACGCAAGGCAGAGAGCGACGCACAAACAGAAGCTAACGACAAGGAACTCGATGACGCGCAGAAGTTAGCAGATGCCAAAGCCCAGATGCAGAGCATGGTGCTCACGGCGGGCTTCGACTTGGCGCGTATGTTTGCCACAGCCGACGCAGATGCGACCAAGAAGGAACAGAAGAAAGCCTTCCAGAACAGCAAGAAGATAGCGGTGGCAGAGACGCTCATCAACACCTACTTCGCCGCGCAACAAGCGTACAGCAGTCAATTCATCCCAGGAGTGCCGGATCCAAGCGCTCCCGTCCGTGGTGCCATTGCCGCAGCTGCTGCCGTGGCCTCCGGTTTGGCTAAGGTCGCTGCAATCACCAGAACCCGTTTCGACAGCGGAGGAGGAGGAGGAGCAGACGCAGGCGGTGGAGGAGACGCGACGACTGCACCCCCACCACAAACGGACGTGGCGTCTTTGATTCCAACGGACCCAACAGGAGCGAACGGATTTGACACGACACAAGAACCCGTGCGGGCCTACGTCGTGAGCCAAGAGATAACAGATAACCAAGCGCTCAATTCAGAACTGGCGCTACAAAGCACACTATAATGAGACTGATGGAACTACTCATAGATGAAGAGACGGAGGACTTCGGCGTGGAGGCGATCAGCCTCGTGCAGTTTCCGGCAATCGAGGAGAACTTCATCTACATGAACAGAGACGGCAAACCAGGTCGGTATGCTTTAGCCAAGATGGACGAAGAGCGACAGCTCCTGGTCGGCCCGGCCTTGATTCCAGACAAAGAGATTCCTCGGTTTGACGAGATGAAGGACGAGCAATACAACGTCTACTTTTCTAAAGAGACAGTCGCCCAAGCCGCCGCCCTCTTCATGAAGCAAAAGCGCGTGGACAGCTACACAGCAGAACACGAGAAGCCCGTCCAAGGCTTGTCCATTTTTGAGTCCTGGATCATCCAAGACAAGGACCAGGACAAGAGCAACCTCTACGGCTTCGACCTGCCCAAAGGAACGTGGATGGTAAGCGTCTACGTGGGCAACGACGAAGTGTGGCAAGGAGTCAAGGATGGCGAATACAAAGGCTTCTCCATTGAGGGCTACTTCGTGGACCGCCTGGTGAAGATGCAACAAGAGGTGAGCAAAGAAGACATCGCCGAAGCGGTGCGAGAAGCTCTGGTCCCGGCCAAGGTGCTTGACGGTGATCCACTTTTCGAGACGGCACGCGCAGCAAACCTCTACGCTGAGGCCATCGGGTGCAAGGGACACCACATCCACAGCGTCGATGGCACCAAATACTACATGCCCTGCGAGACGCATGCCGAAACCAAAGAACGCAGGAAATAAACAAAACAGAGTCCCCTTATATCTACAGATGAAAACCCATTGCAATGAACGTTCTTGAAAAAATCCAAGAGGCAGTACGCTCCCTCAACGAGCCTACACAGCTCTACAAAGAAGCACGCCTGGACGACGGGCGCACAGTGGCAACCGAAGCCGACGAGTTCTCAGCAGGCGCTGAGGTCAAGGTGATTGGTGACGACGGATCCACGTCGAAACTTGAAGCAGGTACCTACAAGCTCGAAGAGGGCTCTGGGTTTACCGTTGATGCCGACGGACGCATCGCGCTCGAAGAGCACGAAGAGAAAGAGCTTGAGAAGGACGACGAGAAGGAACTGGAGAAGGACGAGAAGAAGGAAGACCTCGCGAAGCACGAGGACGACAAAGAGGAAAAGAAGTTGGAGGAGGAAGAGAAAAAAGAGGAGCTCGAGTACGAAGAGGTTCTCGCCGCCTTGGTGTCCCGCTTTGAAGTGGCCGAAGAGAAGGCCAAAGAAATCGCTGCCTTCGTTTCCGACGTTTACAAGGTGAAGGAGGTAGAGGCGGGAGGCCACGAAGAAGAGAAGAAGAAGGAGGAAATGAGCGCCGACTTTGCCGCATTCGCCAAGGAGGTGAACAACGGCTTCGAGGCCATCCTCACACGCCTCCAACGACTGGAGGAGGAGCCGGGTGCAGAACCCGCAGCAGTCACCCCAGAAGGATTCGCCGACATGGTCGGATCCGTGCAGGGCAAGAAGAAGCAAGAGTTTTCAAATCAATCAATCCAGGACAGAGTCCGCAATTCAATCTTTCAAAATGTCTAAGAACAAAAAGTACGAGTTCGGGGACGTAGTAGTCAACCAGACCTACGCAGGCCAGGCAGCCTACCCGTACCTTTCAGCGGCACTCAAGTCGGGTGCCACGCTTGCCAACAATTGGATTACAATCCACGAGAACATCCAACACAAGCTGTCGCTTCAGACGGTGAGCACGGATGGCAACCTCGCAGATGCTACGTGTGACTTCGCAGAAACTACGACCACGACCCTGGCCGACAACACGATCGAGCTCAAGGAGTTGATGTTCGGAGCCGACCTCTGCAAGAAGACCCTCCGTACTTCGTGGGAAGCTGAGTCCATGGGCAGCCACATCAACGGACGCATCGCTCCACAGTTTGAGGAGTACATCATCGCCTACTACGCGGCCATCATCGCCGAGCAGGTGGAGAACGGCCTCTGGAACGGAAACGGCAGCAACGCTCTGCTCGGATTCCGCGACGGAACCTCTGGTGTCATTCGCCCAGGTGAAACCACTCACACACAGAGTGACACGGCCTTCGACGGCAGCAACGTGATTGCCAAGGGCTTCAACGCAGCCTACAGCAAGGCAGCGTCTGACCGCTCTGCTATCTTGAGCAAGGCTGACCTCGCGTTCTACGTTTCAACTGACGTGGGCAGCTTCTACAAGCAGAACCTTTCTGCAAGCGGAGGCTTTAGCATTAGCTACGACCAGTACGGCGGAAACATTCCGTTCGACTACCTCGGCACGCCGATCCACGTCTGCCCAGGCTTGCCCGCAGGCACGATCCTGCTGACGTACGAGAGCAACCTCCACTTTGCTACCAACCTCCTCACGGACTGGAGCAACCTCGGAGTGATCAACCGCACGCCAGTCGACGGTTCTGACAACATCCGCATCTACGGCAAGTTTGCCGCAGGCGTTGGAGTTGGAACTCCTCTCGACGTTGTTTCTTGCACTACATCCGCTAACTAATAACGGATGGCTTGCACGATCACAAAAGGACGTCTGGTCGATTGCAAGGACCAGCTGGGTGGCCTGAAGAAGGTGTTCTTCCTGAACGACTATGCTTCGGACTTCATCTCAGCTGCAACTTTGGACAGCACGAACGCGAACGAAATCGATTCTATCGGCAGCGCTCGCACGTTCCTACAGTATGACTTGAGGCAAGACTTGTCGAGCTTCACAGTCAACGTCCAAGGCGACCCCTTGACTGGCACGTTCCTGTACGAGCAAACCCTGTCTGTAGTCCTTCAGAAGATCACAGTTGTGGACGCGGCTCAGATTGAGCTGCTGTCTAAGAACCGCCCACAGATTGCGGTCCTGGACAACAACGACAACGTCTTCATCTTCGGAGCCGAAGAGGGATGCTACCTGACAGGAGGCACAATTACGAGTGGAGCAACACGAACTGAGCTCACAGGTGTGACTCTTAACTTCGTGGCAAACGAGAACAAGCCGTACTATCAGCTACCTGCCACAGCGGGTCCGGCAACTACGAAGTACCCATTCGATGGACTCACCGACGAGGCATCGAACATCACAATCACCGTAGGTACATAATTGGTTTTGGTTTTGGTGAATCGGAAAGGGCTCGACTACGGTCGGGCTCTTTCTTTTTCAGGACGAACGGGAAGCATTTATATCTCTAATTAGATGATAGTCATTCAGGCAAATCCAATCACAGGCTCGAGCGTTGTCACCACGACGATCTACCTGACGGGGTGGGAGCTTTTTAAGAGCGATACAGCCGCTCAATTTCCAAAGTCGACCCTACCCACCGCCGGGTCGTTTCTATTGTCTCTGACGAGCGCTACGACGAACCACACGGTCCACTATGCCTCGGGTGACATTCGACAAGGGCAGGTGTTCTTCACCAAGCGATGCATCAAGTTTCCGGTCCGTGCTTCAAACACCGCCCAGACTTACAGCGATAGCTTTGGAGGATCCGTAGATTTGAGTGGCCCGTCAACCCCACCAGGCATGTACACCTACGAAGTGCGATACCAAACGGACATCACCGGAAACGTGGATCCGAAGAATTCAAGCGCCGGAGTCAGCAACGTCATCGATGAAGGGGTGGCATTTATCAAACAAGAATCTAACGCGTTCGCCTTGCCAACCGTGACGAGCTACACGCCCGCAAGAACTGAGAACACGTACACCTACTACGAATGAAGCACAACTTCTCCATTTACGACCTGCCTACTCACGAGCTGCCCCTTTTTGAAGAGCAGCCCGGAAGCGAGTGGATTAACTACGGATTCGACAACCTGTACGGCGACTACCTCCGTGACCTCTACCTGGGCAGCTCCATCCACACAGCTGTGGTCAATGGCGTGGCTGAGATGATTGCAGGCGAGGGAATCGATGCAACGGACCGATTGCAGAACGCAGGCAAGCGAGAGCAGTGGCTCAAGTTCTCTGGGTTAATGGAGAAGTCGAGTGACGACCTGGTGCGCCGTTTGAGTTTCGACATGAAGCTGTACGGCATGGCCTACATCCAGGTCATCTGGAACCGAAGCAGAACAGGCATCGCCGAGATGCGCCACATCAGCTCAAGCAACGTGCGATCCGGCAAGGCTAACGCAGACGGCGTGGTCAAGACCTACTACGTCAGCGCACGGTGGGACGCAATCAAGCAAAAGCAATATCATCCACGGGCCTACCCTGCCTTCAGCCTGGAGGACCGCACGCAAGCCGCGCAGATTCTGCAAATCAAAGCATACCAACCAGGCATCTACTACTACGGGCTACCTGACTACGTGGGAAGCACCAACTACATCGAGCTCGACAGGGAGATCGGAGTGTTCCACTTGAACAACATCAAGAACGGACTCTTCCCTTCGATGCTTCTGAATTTTAACAACGGCATCCCTACCGATGAGGAGCGCCGCGAGATTGAGCGCAAAGTCAACGAGAAGTTCAGCGGAACGTCCAACGCAGGGCGACTGCTTATCAGCTTTAGCGACGGCAACGACAACCAACCTCAAATCGAAAGCATATCAGCCAATGACGCAGAAGGCATGTACCAGTTCCTGTCCCAGGAGACAACAACCAAAATCCTCGCCGGACACCGAGTCACAAGTCCGCTGTTGTTTGGAGTGCGAGGAGATGGTACTGGATTCGGAAACAACGCGGATGAACTGCGAGACAGCTATAGCCTGTTTTCACAGACCGTCGTGCTGCCGTTTCAGAACTTGATTCTGGAGTGCATCGGCATGCTTGCCCAGATTAACGGCATTGAACTCGACCTATTTATCAAGCCGCTACAGCCTGCCAACTTCATAGACGTGGAAGCGGTGGAGGTGATGACTCCAGAAGACCAAGCCAAAGAGGGAGTGACGGATGTCGAGGAGGACACTGCAAGCCCACAGGAAGCACCAACAGAGAAAGCAGCAGAGGCAGTAGCCCAGGACAAAGAAGCCTCCTACAACGGCGCTCAAATTGCGTCGGCGCTTGACATCATCATCAAGGTGGGAGAGGGTCTCATTACCAAAGAGCAAGCAACCGTCTTCTTGATTCAAATGCTCCAGTTTGACCCACAGGTGGCTGAAGCTTTGTTCCAAGAAGGAGCAGACGCTACGAAAGCCATCGAGCGCTTGTCAGCACTGAAAAAGAAGGACAACAGCCGTGATCCACGGCAAGACTTAAACACTCCCGGTCACGTCGCCGACAAACTCATCGCCCTGGGTGAGGACATCGATGAGAGCAAGTACGAACTAATCGACGAGCGCGAGGTGAACTACAACACGGAGAGCACGCTGAACGCTACCTGGAACTTTGCCAGTGTGATCCAGGACACGCGCAACGAAGAGAGCGCAGACGACAGCCCCTTGATTTTGGTGCGATACTTCTACGCAGGCGACGTGCGCGACAACACACGAGAGTTCTGTCGCAAGATGATGCAAGCCGGAAAGTTCTACCGCCGCGAGGACTTGGACCCCGACCTTAGCCCAGACGCTGTCACCGATGCCAACCCAGGCTTTGGAGAGCGCGGATCCGACAACTACAACGTCTGGCTCTACAAAGGTGGACCGCGATGCCGTCACTTCTGGCTGAGGGCCACCTTCCTCCGCAAGGACAGCAAGCGCATCAGCGTGACGCAGGCTCGCAAGTTGATCAACGACACGATCAGGAATCTGCCCTTTGAAGAACGAGAGCAGTACCGCCTGCCAGTCAACGACCGCCGAGTGGCTATGCAACCCAACGTGATGCCCCGCAAGGGATTCTCACCACGCAACCCTAACCTCCCAAGCGACGCACGATGAGTGACCTAATTCTATTTATTAGCCCCAATCTTCTCAAGAAGGAGACCAACCTCGGTGGATCCGTGGACGACAACAACCTCGCCCCTGCGATTCGCATGGCCCAGGACCGCTACATCCTGCCCGCCTTGGGTGAGAAGCTGTTCGAAACCTTGCAAGGAGGGATTAGCGGAGCCACGCTCAACGGAAACGAGGAGACGCTCCTGAGAAGCTACATCCAACCTGCGCTCGTATTTTTGGCCTACGCAGAGGCGCTGCCTTTGATTCGCGTGCGCGTGGTGAACAACAGCGTCACGGTCATGGATTCCGAGCAAAGCACAAGCGCAAGCTACGCAGACCTCAAACCGCTGATGAACCGAGCGCTTGAACTGGGGCAGTTCCACCTTGAACGACTCATCGATTACTTGGACAACAACCCTACGCTCTACCCCACACTCGACACAGAGTCCAGCGGCGAGTACAAGCGCAACAGGAGAAACTACACCCAGGGACTCAACGTCGACTACAACCCAGGCGATCGCATCCGAGAGGCGAAGTTGCGTGCCCTGATTGGACCCGTCTATTAATGAAGGAATACAAACCCAGGCGAACGAACACGGAGCGCCTCATCACCTACCTGAAGAAGCATGGCAAATACAAAAATCAGCGACCTGACAGAGCTGACGACAACAGCGAACGACGACCTCCTGGTGATTGTCGACACGAGCACGTCGACGACTAAGAAGATACAGGTACAAAACCTCCCTGCCGGATCCGGAGGAGGAGTGTCCTCTGTGACGGGGACCGCACCAATCGTCTCAAGCGAAGGCACCACACCTGCCATCAGCATTACAGCTGCGACGGGTCACGCTGCCGGGTCAATGTCAGCAGCAGACAAGACCAAGCTCGACGCAATCGAAGCAAATGCCGACGTGACGGATGCAACGAACGTAGCCTCTGCGGGCGCATTGATGGCATCAAGCGCACAACTAACTGGCAACCTTGATTGTCAAACGAATGTCATCAGCACCACAACAAGCAATGGCAATGTAAAAGTTGCAGCGAGTGGCACAGGTGTGTTAGAAGTTCGCGGTAATGTGGGCGGAGGTTCAGACGACAACCCCGGTGCTATCAAACTGAACTGTGCGCAAAACTCACACGGCATAACCATTAAAAGCCCTGCGCATAGTGAGGGTGCATCATACACATTGACCCTGCCGAGCAACGATGGCGATGCTGACCAAGTGCTGAAGACAGACGGCAGTGGTAACCTATCGTGGACTGCACAGGGCGGGAGCACCCCGACCCTGATTGCGCACGCAGGTGGCCGCATCCAAGTGGGGGGGGCAGACGACCAATCCGCGAACCACCTGATTCTCGCCGGATCGCTTGGCATGCACTACTACGCGTGGGCCACGGACGTCTTCAGCGGCGCTAACAGCATCACCGATGCAGGCACGCCAGGAACATCCACCTTCAGCTCAGGGATTGGTTACAACATTGCCAACGGCCTGGTGCGCGTGCCCAAGGCGGGAACCATCAGCATAAGCGGGGTGCACGAGAACCCCAGTGCCTCAGAGACGCGCGGCACGACCATCTACTACTACGTGTGGAAGATTGGCAGCGATGAGGTCACAGCCATCACGAACGGCACCTACGACAGCGCATGGACCGGGACCTTGGTGGCAAGCACGTCTGTCACAGTTCCCTCAAGCAACGAGAATATCATTCCCCTACGCCTGCACTCAACCAACGGGGTCAGCGTTGCCGCCAACGATTACGTCTTTGCTACGGCGCTGTTTACCTACACAGGCGTGACGACCCGTTACTTCCCGATGAACTATCAACTTTTTGTGACATGAGCCACACCAAAGAAGAGATAATCCCTCACGTGGAATGGACCCCAGAAGGCATCAAGGTGCTCCTGGACTACATCCCGAGCGAAGACGCTACACCAGAAGAGGTGCGTACATCCGTCCGACAAATCGCTGCTCTGCTTTACGAGTACCTGGTCGACATCAACCCCGAGCCACCAAGCGAAGATGAATGACACGCT